GTCAATATTAATGGCTCTGCTTTCACCGCTTATTCATCTGCTGGCACCGCTGGTCGGGTCTATACCCTGGCAACGACTTTTGTCACCGCAGATATTCCAACACTTCAATTTGCTCAATCGGCTGATGTCCTCTATGTGGCTCACCCGAATTATGCACCAAAGAAAATTACCCGGACTGCTCATACCAGTTGGACAATTTCTGATGTTGCTTTTACAGATGGCCCCTATCAAATTGAAAATATTATTGCCACCACTATGACCCCAGCGGCAACCTCTGGCTCTGGTGTTAATTTGACGGCTTCAGTAGTCACTGGCGTCAATAATGGTGATGGTTTCAAATCTACGGATGTGGGCAGACTTATTCGGGTTGGCCATCAGGCAGCTGAATGGGCGGCAACAACAGCTTATTCTGTTGATAGTATTCGGCGCAACTCCGGTAATGTTTATAAATGTATTAAGGCGGGAACTTCTGCTGGTTCCGGTGGCCCAACATCAGAAGGTGAGGAAATTGTTGATGCTACTGTAACCTGGAAATTTTTAGCTGATGGTGGCATTCATTGGGGTTATGCAACAATTGCCTCCTTTTCCTCCACCACTTCGGTCACCATTAACATTACCTCTTCATTTGGCGGAACCTCGGCTGAGACAAAATGGGCGTTAGGGGCCTGGAGCGACACCACCGGCTATCCATCATCTGTTGCTTTCTATGAGCAGCGGCTGTTCTGGGCTGGCTCTGATGAACAACCTCAGACACTTTGGGGATCAAAATCTGGCGATTATGAAAACCATACGCCTGGAACTCTGGATGACGAGCCGGTGATTTATACCCTGGCTACTGATCAGGTCAATGTAATCCGCTGGTTATCCCCCGGCAAGGTCATGGCCATTGGCACTGTTGGCGGCGAGTTTATTATTTCAGGATCAACAACGAATGACGCGCTGACCCCGACAAATGTCCGGGTTGTGCGGGAAGGCACCCGGGGATCATATAACCACCGGCCAATCCGAATTGACAATGTTGTGCTTTTTATTCAGCGGCAGCAGAGAAAGCTACGAGAATTTGTTTATCAATTTGAGAGTGACAGTTATCAATCTCCTGATTTGACCATCCTATCTGATCAGGTGGCCAAGGGTGGCATCACAGAGTTATCTTATCAACAGGAACTATCCACCGTTGTCTGGGCAGTTAAAAATGACGGCCAGCTGGTTGGGATGACCTATCTCCGGGATCAACAGGTTGTTGCTTGGCACCGGCACAAAATAGGCGGTTCTTTTCAGTCCTCTGCAACTCATGGCGTTGTGGAAAGTATTGGAATTATCCCCGGTTCCGGTGAGGATGAGTTGTGGATGATTGTAAAAAGAACAATCAACGGCTCCACAAGGCGCTTTGTTGAATTTATGGAAAATGTTTTTGATCCGGATGAGGGTGAAGCCAAGGCTGATGCTTTCTATATAGACAGCGGATTGACCTTAAATTCTCCTCTTACCATTACCGGCGCAACAGCGGCCAATCCCGTTGTTATTACTTCGGCTACTCACGGCCTCTCGGATGGTGATCTGGTGGATATTTCTGATGTTCTCGGGATGACTGAGTTAAACAACAATCGCTACAAGGTCATTGAGAGCGCCACCAATACTTTTGAGCTTATGTCTCAGGCCAGCACACCGGTTTCCGCAGTGACGGAAGCAAATCCCGGATCAGTGACCGCTGTTGCTCATGGGTTCTCAACCGGTGATGAGATTGGCTTTCTTTCGATTGGTGGCATGACGGAGTTAAACGGCAACGGCTACACCGTCACCAAAGTTGATGCCGACACTTTTACAATTGGAGTGAACACCACCGGCTTTACAACCTATGTTTCTGGCGGTGTAACTCATTTGAACACCAACGGCTCTGCCTTTACAGCCTACACCTCCGCTGGCAAAGCGCGTGAAGCAGTGGCAACAATCAGCGGCCTGGATCACTTAGAAGGTGAAGTCGTTGATGTCCTGGGAGATGGCAACGTTTATGGGGCCAAGACGGTCACCTCCGGCGCGGTCAGTTCATTCTCTCCGGCCATCAGTATTGCTCAAATTGGCTATGGCTACACCTCAACAATGAAAACGCTGCGGCCTGACATTGGCTCAGAGGATGGGACATCCCAAGGAAAAACCAAGCGGGTGTTTGAAGTGGTGATGAGATTTGTGAATACCTTGGGTGTTAAGGTTGGCCCGGATACCTCCAATTTGGATGAGGTTCAATTCCGGACAGGATCGGACCCAATGGATAGTTCTCCTCCGCTTTTCACTGGAGACAAAACAATTAAATACCGGGGCGGCTGGAATAAGAACGGACAGGTTGTTGCCATCCAGGATCAACCGCTGCCTCTCCATATAATCGCAGTCATAAAACGACTTGTAACAAATGACGGGTAAATAATATGTGTGACCCAGTAACTCTATTCGGTTCAGTGGCACTAACTGGAATGGGAACCGGTACTGTTGGATTGATTGGTGCCGGTGGTGCCATGTCCCTTGGTGCTGGCTCTATGTTGGGTGCGGGTGCCTTCGGTGCAGCAGCAACGGGTGCCTCGGCCATTAGCTTTGGTTCAATATTTAGTATGGCCAGCGGTGCTTTCTCCATGTTTTCTGGTGCTGGCCAGGGTGCTTTCCAACAGGCTCAATTCGAATACATGGCCGGTCAAGCCAGATATAATGCCCAGGTGGCAGAGAATAACGTGCTTCAGGCTAAATATGCAGCTGAATATGATGCCGATATTATTGATGACAAGCGCAAGCGGATTGCCGCGAAGGCAGCCACCGGTTTTGCAAAGTCCGGCGTTGTGATCAACCAAGATACTCCGCTGCTCATTGATGAAGAGATTTCATCCGCAGCAATGGAAGACCGTTTAAACAGGCTCTATCAAGGGGACATGGAGGGCAGAGCATTCAAGGCAACAGCTGCCAATCATATTGCCCAGGCAAACAATTACAGAATTTCCGGACAAAACGCGATTACCACTTCCAGACTGAAATCAATTAATTCGGCTCTCAAGTTTGGTGAAAGTTTATTGGCAACATAATGGCTCAAATTCAACTCTATGATAGAAGTGTCGGCGTCCCTCGGACAACTGGCTTTCAAAATCAGAACATCACACCGCCAACGGACAACTCAATGGCAGCAGTGGCTGAGATTGGCAACACCTTTGGCCGCATTGGTGAAAAACTCCAACTTGCCCAGGATGAGCAGAGTGTCTCAACCGCCATCTTGAATGCCACTTTAAAAATGAGTAGCCTGACAACTGAGCTTTCCAAGTTGGATGGCGGCATTGCACTGGGGACTTATGACATCCGCTCCACGGAGATTTATGAAGAAGTGGCATCCGGTCTGAGTACGAGAGCCAGGAATGCATTCAACAAAAGCTGGAACAATCTTTCCGCTAAATCTCAGATCAGTATCAAGGGCGCAGCGGCGAAACGCTGGCGCAATAAAAATCACGCTGACCTTTTGAACACTCTCAAAGGCTTCGTTGTTACGGCTGGAGCCAATGAGGCCAAAAAAGTAGACAGGGAACAGTCTCTGGCAGAAGGTTCAAAAGCAATTGATGCCGCAGTGAAGAGTGGAACCCTGGACGCGCTGGCCGGTGAAAAGCTGAAGCAGAAACATATCAACAATGTTGCCAAGGCTGGGATCAACTCCATGATCCGGACCTCCCCGCTAGAGGATTTGGATAGCCTATTCAATCAGATGGCGTCAGACAATATCACCAATCCGCTGCTCAAAGAATACTGGGACAACTTGGACGGGACCGAAAGACAGACCCTGCAAAACAAAGTCTCGGTCATGCACGAAAGAAAGCTCAATATCATTGAGAAAAAAGAAAAGCAGGGGATCGTTGATTTAAATAGAAAATATGACCGCAATTTTGCCTCCAGGATGAAGCAGATTATATTGAGCAAACAGACAACAAACCCTGGAGATCATACGCCAACACTGATTGAGTTGACGGATGACTTGTCCGCTGGCCGAATTGATACTAGCCGGTATAACAAACTTGCGGCTTCGCTGAAGAATGAGGACCCCGCTGGGTCAGACAATGCTTATATTGGCTCCATCCTGGGAGAAATCCGGGGAGCCAATAACGAGGATGATTTGCGCGGCATTATCAAAGATATGGAAAAACAACTTGGCCCCAAGGGCAAGCTTAAATTCAAAGACTTCGAAACCCTTGAGCGGAGAGCCTTGGCTGCAATCGGGAATACTCCGGAGACTAAACGCGCCAACTCCTACTCTAAGGCACTGGACAAGATTTTGGGCGCAGTTGATTTTCTGGACAAGATTTTGCCTGGAGCAAAGGACCGCGCTGCATTTGTGCAAATTGACTTTGAGGCGCGTATTGCTGACGGTGAGGACCCTGTTTCAGCATTC